AGGTCAAGGATTACTTTCAGAAGCACATGAACGACCTTGATACATTTTTTATGCTGATTTCTGTATATTATGGCGTAAAGCTCTATGAGAGAGAGTCGCTCATCATCTTTGATGAGGTGCAAATGTACCCAAAAGCAAGAGAGTGTATTAAATATCTGGTTGCGGACGGTCGATATGATTTTATCGAAACAGGTTCACTTATTTCTATTAAGGAAAATGTCAAAGATATTGTGATACCTTCAGAGGAACGTCATCTGAAAATGTATCCCCTTGACTTTGAGGAATTCTGCAATGCATTGGGTGAGGAGCAGATTACGGAATATATCAGAAAATGCTTCTCGGAAAGAACGCCTCTCGAAAATGAGCTTCATCACAAAGCAATGCTACTATTCAAACAGTATATGCTTGTGGGCGGCATGCCACAAAGTGTTATTGCGTTTATTGAAAGTAAAAAAGATTTCGACAGAGCTGATATTGAAAAGCGTGACATACTTTCCCTTTACAGAAGCGACATCATGAAAATCGACACAAGATACAGA